ATCTGGATACGTGAATGGGTGGAGCGCAAACGTGGCGCAGCGTTGGACGCACGCAAGGCAGCCGACGAAATAGAACGCGACAACCACCAGGCCGAAACACACGAAGGCGCCGAATGGCTACGTGGCGTTGCAGACGAAGCAGACGAAAGCGCAAAGGAAATAGCAGCATTCATAGGCTGGGACTGAATGGGTAGACCGGGTCCACCGATTGACACGAACCAGTTGACGGCGTGGCGTTCTGCGCTACAGCCCGCAACCGAAACCGAAACAGACCTGGATATAGCGACCCGAAAGCTGGTACGCGCAGATGTGAAACGGCGCTACGTGTCAGATTTACGCAAGAGGCACCTCGCCAAGATATTCCAGTTTCCAGAACCGGGCGAGAGCGTGCACATAGTCAGCAGCGGTAGGCACGACTACTTCAGTTTTGTGCCACTGGTGCTCGAGCATATGACCGCCGAAACGGACTATTTCGGTTCCACCTGGACCATGAACCGGGCTACGTGCCTAGAGCTGTTCGACCTGTTCGACGCGGGTAAGCTGAAAAGTATCGCCATGCTGACCGGGCTGTATTTCAAGCAACGTGAACCGGCGGTATACGCCACGCTGGTGGACGGCCTGGCGGATCGAGGCCAACGCTACCGGGCCGCGAAGAACCACGCCAAGGTAATGCTGTTCAGTGACGGGGCTTGCAACATAACCATAGAGGGCTCGGCCAACTTCACGAACAACCCGCGTATCGAGCAGAATACGGTGACGAACGACCCGACGCTTTATGCGTTCCACCGCAAGTGGATGGAGGAGCTTTTACCGTGACCGCCAGGTGTACCGCCGCCGAACATGATATACGAACGCACGCGGTTGTGGAATTGCTACTCGTAGGTACGCCCCGGCAGGAAATACTCCGATACGTTGCCGAGGACACCGATTGGGGCATAAACGAGCGGCAGGTGGACAACTACATAAAGGGTGCCCGTGACGTTATCGCCAAAACGGCCGAACGCTCGACGGATGTACAATTCGGTCTAGGTCAACAGCGGCTCAACCGCCTATATAACGACGCCTTGCGCGTTCAGGACTTGCGAACCGCGTTGGGCGTAGTGCGCGAACAGAACAAGCTGCACGACCTGACCACCACGAAGCACGTAGAGCAATCCGCGCCGGAACCGTTTGAGGTGGTACTGACGCACAAGGTAGACGATGAGGGTTGAGCTCACCCCGCGGCAGTCGGAAGTGTTCACCGATAAGGCCCGGTTCAGGTCCGTGATAGCTGGCAGGCGCAGCGGTAAGACGTTTGAGGAATGCGTGGAGTTGAACACACACGCCATGAGCGCACCGGACCAGTTGTGTTGGTACGTGGCGCCCACCTACCGACAGGCCAAGACAATAGCGTGGAGCATGCTCAAGGGCATCACGCCGCGCGCCAACCTGGCCAAGAGCCCTAACGAGACCGAACTAAGCCAAGAGTACAAGAACGGCAGCAAGGTCCAGCTACGCGGTGCGGACAACCCCGACTCGCTCAGGGGTCCGGGCCTGAACTTCCTGGTCATGGACGAATACGCATTTATCGACCCGCGAGCATGGGGCGAAGTGTTGCGACCGGCGCTTTCAGACACGATGGGCCGGGCGCTGTTCACGTCTACACCTGCAGGCTTCAACTGGGCATACGACCTGTTCATGCGCGGTAAGTCCGAAGACCCGAGTTGGTCTAGTCATCAGTACACGACAGCCGAAGGCGGCATAGTACCGCTGTCCGAAGTAGAAGAAGCGCGCCAGGTAATGGACCCGCGGCAGTTCAGGCAAGAATACGAAGCCAGCTTCGAGGTACTGGCCGGCAGGGTCTACGACATGTTCGACCGCGACCTGAACGTAACCGACGTGGAGGACTTAGGCGGTGACCTACTGGTGGGCATGGACTTCAATATCAACCCCATGTCGTGTGTATTCGCCAGCCGCGCAGTAGACGAATGCCACGTGTGGGGCGAGCTGGAAGTAATGACCAGCAACACCGAAGAACTGGCCGCAGAAATACGCCACAGGTACCCCGACCGGAGTGTGGTAGTGTGCCCCGACGCCAGCGGCGGCAGTCGGCGTACATCGGCTCCGGTCGGGCAGACGGACTACACGATACTCGAGCGGCGGGGGTTCCAGATACATGCACCGGCAGCCAACCCGCCCGTGAAGGACCGCATCAACAACATGCAGGCCATGCTACTTAACGGCGGTGACAAAAGGCGGCTCCTGGTCCACCCGTCCTGTACGAAGCTGATTAGAGCCCTGGACGGCATGACCTACAAGGAAGGCACCTCACAACCGGACAAGACGTTGGGCCTCGATCACATCACCGACGCTTTAGGCTATCTGTGCTGGAGCGAGTTCAACGTGGTAGAAGACCGCACAATAGGCGTACGCACCTTCAGGTATTAAGGGAATATGCTAGACGATAACGACCGACCGGATAAACGTTCCAGCGCGTCAGAGGCCATGCTAGCTGCCGTGGAACTGATGCGCGACGTGGCCGAGGGCACCGACGCCATACGGGCTGCTAAGGGCAAGTACCTGCCGCAGCACCCAGCCGAAGAAACCATCGACTACAACATCCGGTTGAACCGTACGCCGTTCTTCGGTGCCACCGACCGCACGACTGAAGGGTTGACCGGGTTCGTCTACCGTCGCGATATCGAGCCAGACGTAGCGCCCAAGATAGAGCCTTTGTTACTCAACATCGACAACGCAGACACACATATCGACGTGTTCGCTAAGACGGTGTTGCGCGACTCGCTCGAGGCGGGCCATGCCGGGATACTGGTGGACGCGCCGCTGGTAGAAGGCGGGCAGGTGACCCGTTCAGACGATGAGCTCTCAGGTGTGCGGCCGTACTGGGTGCAGGTACTGAAGGAAGACATCATCAGTTGGCGGTTCGTACAGGAAAAAGGCCGGCGCGTACTCCAGCAGATCGTATTGCGCCAGCCCGCTATCGAACCGTCTGGCCGGTTTGGCGAAGAAAAGTTCGACCGGTTCCGTGTGTTCGCGCGTACCGGCGAAGGCGCCGAAGCAGTCGTCAGTTGGGAACTGTGGGAAAAGCGCGAAGACCAGGGCGAGCCCGTGAAGAAAACAACGGGCACAGTAGCCAACGTGACCGAGATACCGTTCGCGGTGAGTTACGGTAAGCGTACCGGCGAACTCGAAAGCCGCCCGCCATTACTGGACCTGGCACACCTGAACATTGCGCATTACCAGACGCTTTCCGACCACCTGCACGCACTGCACAAGGTATCGTTCCCACACCTCGTAATTGAGGGCATCCGAATAGACGAAGAACTCATCACAGGCCCCAACTCTGCGATTTCACTACCACGCGGCGATATGGAAGCCTACTTCATCGAACCGCACGGCGCCGGGCTTCAGGCCACCGCAGCGCAGCTAAAGGACTTCGAGAAACAGATGGCCGTGCTTGGGCTGGGCATGCTGCAGCACGAGTCACGCGCAGCGGAAACGGCCGAAGCGAAACGTATCGACAAGTCCGAACAGGACTCTGCGTTAGCAGTAGCGGCGAGAAGCCACCAGGACGCGCTAGCCACGGCGCTCAAGTTCACTGCACAGATGATGCAGATAGACGACCCCGGTACGCTCGTGGTGAACCGGGACTTCGAGCGGTTGTCATTGGACGCGCAAGAACTGGACGTGTACGCGAAGCTAGTGGATTCCGGCAAGCTGTCGCTGGTCACGTTCTGGAAGATAATGGCCGAAGGCGGGTCATTGCCCGACGACTTCGACCCTGACGTGGAGCTGGAGCAGATAGAAGACGAAGGCATACCAGAGCCCGCACCGATTCAGGTCTTCGAACCACCGGAAGACGAATGACTGTGGCTGCGTTTGTAGAGCGTCAACTGCGCCCGTACGACACGACGCAACTGGCCGCGTTCGACCTGTGCCATGACACTGGGGCCAAGTACTACAGCGGTTGGTGTGAGAGCAACGGTACGTGTGTGGTCTCGTGTGGTGTGAACCCCGGCGTGGTCTATCCGTACACCGAACGGTTCGCCGTCTACCACCACGAAACGTACGCCGACGAACCGGAACTAATGGTCTGTCTGGCCGGCCACGAGGCGTACCACTTCCTGTGCGCCACTAACCAGGCGGAACCAGACACGGAACTAGGGGCCAACGTGATGGGTGTGGCCTGGCTCGAGGAATGGCGGGCATGACCATCCTGCGACGTGTTGCGCTGTGCGCGGGCGCAGTTATCGGGTTCGTGTGGGGCACGCTGATGCGGAAGCTGCGGGCATGAGGCTCTGCTTCGACCTCGATAATACGCTCTGTCGGACGGACGGTGTGGATTACGCCAACGCGCAACCGCTCATGGGCCGTATTGCCAGGGTGGCAGAGCATTACCACAAGGGCGACCACATCACCATCAATACGGCGCGTGGCTCCGGTTCACAGACGTGGCAGAACGGCGACTTGCGTGCACTGACTGCGAAGCAACTTCGGGAATGGGGCGTGCCCTATCACGTACTGCGTGTAGGCCAGAAGCCGGTAGCCGACGTGTACGTGGACGACAGGGGCGTGAGCGACAAAGAGTTCTTCGGGTGAGCGACGACACGGCCCTTTTTATCGCATACGTCGCCCTGGGCATTTCAGCGGGCTCGGTTGTCTGGCTTCTTTGGAATGTTCTGTTCTGGAGGCCGCCCCGGTGACCGTTCCCGTTTGCATTGCCGAGCTGGGTGGTAACCATTCCGGCGATATGCACACGGCTCGCCGGATGGTAGAAATCGTCGCGAACTACTGCACAGAACATTTCCAGCTTACCGGCGACAAGCCGCGCCCGTACGTCAAGTTCCAGAAGCGTACCTGCACGCTCGAACTCTACCCCGACTGGCTCAAACCGCACCCTAACCCGGCGCATGCATACGGTGGCACGTACCTCGAGCACCGTAGAGCGTTAGAGTTCGATATAGCGCAACACCACGAGCTCAAGACCTACGCTGGCCTACAGGGCGCGGGCTACTCGTGTTCGGTATGGGACATCCCCGCAGCTAAACAGGTCATCACACTGGAACCGGAATGGGTCAAGGTGCCGTCTGCATGTAACCAGGACTACGACATGCTGGCCTACCTGATAGACAATTACGCGGGCGATATCCACATATCGCTCGGTATGACCACCCGCAACGAAGTGGCCCGCCTGTACGACTTCCTGACACTGTCCGGGTCTGCCCATAGGACGGTGTTCTATGCGTGTACGAGTAATTACCCCGTGGAGCCCGAGTCTGTGTGTCTGAGAGAACTGGACTGGATACAGCGCGCCTATCCGGCCCTAAAAGCTGTCGGGTTCAGCGGCCACCATCACGGTATAGCGGTAGACATGGCGGCAGTAGCTATGGGCGCTAAGTACATCGAGAGACATTTCACACTGAACCGTACGTGGAAGGGCACGGACCATTCGGCGTCACTAGAGCCTGACGGGTTCAGGAAGCTGCTGCGGGACGTAGGCAACGTAGAGAAGGGCATGGGGAGCAAGCCCGTGGGCGGGCTGCTGGCATGTGAGGAGGGGCAAAGGGAAAAGCTAAAACGGGAGATGGCGGCGTGAGAAACCTTCTCGTGACGTGGGCGTTCTGTACGTTTTGGGCGTTCGTGGGTGCCGTGGCGGCGGTGTGTGTTATGGGGGTGCTGTGATAGTCGGGCTGGTTTGCGCGCGTGCCGGTAGCCAGGGCCTACCGGGCAAGAACCTGCTCAAGCTGGGCGGGCGTATGCTGATTGAACTTGCGATGGACAAAGCGCGCGCCACATGCGACCGGGTACTTATCAGCACCGATATACCGCTGTCCAGTATCGACATAGGCGACGACACGTACATAAATCGCCCGGTAGGGCTGTGTGGCCCGCGCGTACCCAAATGGGACGTATGGAAACACGCCGCGGGCGAAATAGACAACGTGACCGCCATCGTGGACATAGACGTTACCCGGCCGCTCACTACGGTGGAAGATATCACGGGCACGATAAAGGCCGCCCGAAATGGTGCACCGGCCGACCTGTGGGATTGTCGTGTCGCGGCGATGTGGCGCGGGCAGGCCCGACCGGCATGTGACGTGTTCGCCCGAGACACTTTTGACTGTTTCAATTGTGTGGCTGAACCCGAAGCATCAAGGCAGGACGCGGGAGAAGCGTGGGGATACGGTGGCGTCTATTTCGTGGGCATCGACGCCCTCCGCCTCTACGACGAAATGTGGCCCGCCTACGGCAACGAAATCCCACGCGCGCACTGTTTCGATATAGACGACGCACTGGACTGGGAAATCGTACAGGACCAGTACAAGAGACAGGCACAAGACAGGTTCACGGGTGACGCACTGGCCGCGATACGTTCGCACAGAAACGCTCGCGACTCCGAACCGGGCTGGGTCCGCGAAGTCTACGGCCCCGACCCTGACCGCGAACCCCCGCTACCGAATCCTGGCGGCTGCGAATCAGGACGCGAGTTCGGCAATACGGGCGGCTGGCGGTGAGGGTCAGCCTATGCGTGGTACCTACGGGCCTGGACATGGAACCGTTCGGTTACGACGGCGAGCTCGAAGACCCCGACCTCGAGCAACAGGCCATCAACGACCTGCTCTATTACGTCGCTATCGGTGCAGCCATGAAATCCAAGCAACCGGACAGGGTACTGGTAGACTTGGCCGAACGGTTACACGAAGGGTTCGGCGTATGGGTAGCGAAGGCACTGGCACCGGGCCGGGTGGTACTGGGCGACGTGTTCACGCTGGTGGAGAAATGAACGAGCGTATCTACATGGCCGACGACCCACGGCTCGGTATCGTAGGCGAACGCGACGAGAGTACCCGTAAACGGCACCTGGCGCGCTACGTAAGGGCCATCGAACTGGCAGACAGGCCGGATGGGCTCTGGCTGGACTGCGCCTGTGGTAGCGGCTACGGCGCTGAACTGATAGCCGGCCACGCACGGTACGTGTACGCCATCGACCAGGCGGTAGAAGCGATAGATTACGCGCACCGTCACCACTGGCGTAGCAATATCAGCCACCTGTGCGCAGAGCTCAAGGACGTGACCTATTTCTGCGCTACCGCAGGCGGGTTCGACGCTATTATCAGTATCGAGACATTGGAACACGTACCGCTACTGGAACAGCGCGAGTGGATACGTACCGCCGCGGGTTTATTGGACCCCGATGGGGTCTTCATCGTCTGCTGTCCTATCGGAAAGGGTGCGGACAGCGCACATGCGGAGAGCATGAATCCGTGGCACGCGCATGAGCCTACCAGCACAGAACTGATGGGCATGCTAGGCGACTGGTTCGGCGCGTACGACATCAGGACGGAAGAATACGAGAGCACTAGCGGGCCGGCGGTACAGGCGTACGCGGTGGGCCGATACCCGCGGAAGGTAGCGAAGGCCGCATGAATCCGTTTTGGGTTGCCGGTTTCAGCGTCGCGTTTGGAATGACCGTATTACGGTCTCGTCAGGTGGGCTTTGGAGCGGTCGAATGGGACGCCAACGTTTTATCGTGAGGGTGCGGTGACCGCATTGGGGGGATTGGCCTTCGTCATTCTCTTTGTGTGGGCGTGGGCGGCGTTGTGACCTGGCTCGCTATCGTGCTCGCCCTGTTCGGGCTCTTGGGCTGGCGGCTGGCCTATATGTGGTGGGCTGTAACGAAGGCGCAGACGGCCGAAGTGGAAGCCCTGCAAACACAAGTAGCCGAACTGCTGCTAACCGCGATAGACGCCACCGAAGAACACACAAACGAGATACGGTACGCGCAGAGTCTGATATTCCAGCAGGCACTATCCGGCAAGATAGGCACGGGTCCACGCGCATGAAGTGGATACGTGTCTGGTTCGAGGGCGGCGACCAAGCCTACCTGGCCGGGTCGGACTCTAACCTGCGCGCACTCGAGGCGGGCAAGCGCGCTAGCGTAAGGGCGTTGAAACTTACCAACCCCGTGGGCGACCCCGTATGGATCGACTGCGACAAGGTGTCGAGTTTCGCGTTCCAGGACGCGGCCAGTGTACGCAAGATGGCGAAATGGCTGGAACCCATAGCACAGTTAGGCGACGAGCTCTGGCCTGAAGAAGAAGACGACGAAGACGAATGGGGGCCGGGTGCCTAGGGATATTACCGGCTCCTATGTTCGGAATATCTTCACGCTGCGCCAGCTCGAGAATGGTCTTAACCGTGAAGGCAAGGCGCGGCTGGCCCGGCTGTTCAACGACATCAAGGCCGAACTGGCACGGCACGACCCTACCATATTCGCACGACCCGCAACACGCGCCCGTCACCTGGACGCGCTACTGACCGAAATATCCAGCATCATCGGGCCGCAGTTCGACCAGTACCGCAAGTGGCTACGTACCGAACTGGCCGCTATCGGTAAGCAACAGGCCGCATGGGCAGGCACAACCATCGGCCGTGCGGTAGGCGAAAACATCGCGCTGGGTATCGGCGCTGGCGCTGGTATCAACGTGTTCAAGGCGCTGATAGACACCGACCCGATACACGGCAAGCTGCTAACGGACTGGGTGAGCGACCTGTCGGATGCAACACAAAGTGGCATAGCACAGCAGCTACGTATCGGTATCGCGCAGTCCGAAACGCTACCGCAGTTGATCCGCAGGGTAATGGGCACCGCACGCGGCGAAGGTAGATACTTCGGCGGTGAACGTCAGAAAGCCATCCGTCACGCTGAGGGCATAGCACGCACCAGCGTGAACCATATCGCCAATTCGGCGCATATGGACACGTACCAGCAGAACGCGGATATACTGAGCGGTATCGAATTTACGGCAGCCTTCGACTCGCGGACCTGTCCTATCTGTGGCGCGCTGGACTCGACCGTATGGGCGCTAGACGACCCGACCATCAGAAGGCCCCCCGTTCACGTTGCGTGCAGATGTATCCTAGTCCCGAAAATAGATTGGGAAGGTCTCGGGCTCGAGAAGCCGCCCGAAGGCACGCGCGCTACTAA